ATTACTATATGATATGTCAGATCCAGCTGTAACAACTGAAAGATTTTCGGTAGAAAGGAACTTCTTTGGATTTTTATCGAGTCTCCACCACGCCAAGAGAGACTCTCCTCTATCAATAATCTCAGTTGGTGACACTAAAAATATACTAGCAGGATTAAATTTTCCTTTTTTATATCTTGCCATTACTTTAGAAGCCCTCCAAAAGCAAGTGAGTCAACATTGCATGAGTTTCTTATTCCAGAAAATCCCAGCTCAACAGCTGGAAGAGGCCTGTATACAAACCCGTGATCCATTCCCTTTCTTATTATCCCTAGACCAACAATATCGTTAAATACGCTGTGTTTCATTGTTTTTAAATCATTTTTTATTAAATCATCTATAGCTATTGCATCAAGAGGTCCTACAAATCTCAAATCAAAATCAGCAATACCCTCTGAAGCGATGGAGACATACTCGTTGTGCATTGCAAGAGGCGCAGAGTCGATGAATGGTGCTATATTGTCAAACTCACTTTGCTTTGCTGATTCAAATTCAAAATATGCTTCTATAATATATGTCGGTTGCTTCTCTCCCCTTACTCCGTGTGCTGTAAACGGAGAGTCTATATTTGATCCAGGTAGAATTCCTCTCACACCCAACGGCTCTATTATTCCATTCATCATTCCAGGATCAAGAAAGTTTGGGCTAAGCATTACCTGTGGATATGCCGTTATACCTGTATCTTGTAAAAATTTAACCGGATCATTTAATGATGCTATATCATTAAACGGAGCTATTGTGATTCCGTCATCAGAGTCTATAAAAAGCTCAACATATCCGTAGGTTGTCCTATCTATGCTATGGTCTATAGGAGTATGCATATCCTTAGGCATCTGGCTAGAATAGATAAAGGGAAGCATTCTTTGCGAAAAATCTTTTGTAGTTTTAACACTCACGCCTTGCCTGTACATGTCAATCTCAGTAGTGTCTATTCCTCCAGAAATAGCTGTTGTAATATTTACAACAGTTGTCATATCAACTTTTGGTCTATCGTCAAACGGTATAATAGGCATACTCTTCTCTCCTAAAACTTCTTAAGGGTTCCAACATATTGTGACAACAATAAATCGCCTCTATCAAATGATCTCTCAATTGATAAAAGATAGTTATCATCAAATAAATATCTAAATCTACTTCTCTCAAGCGGATGAGATTCAATTATAAAATCAACACCAAGAAATTTTGTCTTCTTTGGTATCATCTGCTCTAAGATATATCCCAGAGAACTACTGAACCACTTGTACATATCAAAAAATGCCTGGTACTCTGGTTTTGCAAGAAGCCGCCTAAAGTATACCTCTCTTGCTGCTTCAAGTTGAGGATAGTTTTCATCAAACATGAGGTTTGGGGAGCCTATTGCATTGTTAAAAAACTCCAGATTTGAAAATAATGTCATTATATCGTCTTCTAAAGCCTTAACCATAGAAAATTCTATAGAAAATCTTACATCATCATCTGGTGCTTCGCTTCGTCTTACCTCATATTCTGGAGCTGTAGTAGAATAACTATTTCTCTTTATATTCACTGGATCTTCATAGCTTCTAACTCTTACTTTTTCGCTTGTTTGTGCAAGATCAAAGTTAGGAGAAATTCTAGAAAAGAATACATTTTCTGACTTTATAATCTTTTTCAACGATTCGAAACCAGACGCATTTGCATTTCCTAGCTCTTGTGTAAAATTAATTATGGGCAAAGATCCTCCAAGCGAAGATGTTATTTCAGCTTGGTGAGTCTGTAAATCAACCCTTATTCGCTCAAATGATCCTGTTCCCATGCTTTCAAAATTATAAAAAACAATTGGGTCTCTACTTCCTATTGAGTTTAAATCTAGTGTATGATCTCTTAGTTGTGCAGGTGCTAGACCTTTTGCCCAAAATCTGACTTTAGATACATTTCCTGTAAACTTAGTAGATCTAGCAAGATTTAAATCTCCAGATTTAAATCCAGATCTTGATTCTAAGCTAGGGTCTGATAGAAAATATCCAGCTGTACTTCCTAAACTTTGTGATCCTATAATGGCAAATGTTCCACTTACATTTAAAGCATTCGACGCAGAGCTAAAGCAATTTGCAACATTTGAAGTTTCTTTAAACAAAGATGACGTAAAATAAGACTCAACTATCTTTCCGCCCGATGTTCTAGCACATTGAAGAAAATATGATGATGATCCTAGTTTTGAAACAATAGGTGCAAGATAGCTTTGTGAAAGTGACATAATACTATCATCACTTCTAAATCTTCCAAATGATACATACCAGGGTTCCCCGTCAAAAATATTTCCTCCTGTTAAAAAGAGCCTCATTCCTCCATCAGATGATCCATTGAGACCAGGTCTGACAAATAAATTTAAAAAAGTAGAGGAACCAGAAATTGCAACAAGATTAGTCACTGGTGAACCCATTAAAAGACTTGGTGATGTAGAGGACCCAGTTATATCTAGTCTAACAAGACTTTGTGTAACGGGATGAGTAAATCCTGCCTTATTAATTTCTAAAAATCTATATACTCCTTCATATGAAAATGATCCTGATGTTAGGAGACCATCTGCGACACAGTTAGAGATTCCATTTCGCTGTGTAGGCTTTTTATCAACAAATGTTCCACTTATCAGTGGATATCCGGGCTCTACTCTGCTTGAACTCATATAGGGTGCAACAATATGAGGAATATTAGAAGAAAATCCATGAGCATCGAGTGATGCAGGTGTAGCTCCATAGCTACCAGAAAAATCTATATAATACAATGGTCTAAGTGTGGTATATCTTAAGTCTTCTAGTGATCTTTTTGTTGGACCGCCAAACTCTCTAATATTCATCAAGCTGTCCGGATTAATTCCAAACGATCTTATAACAGATTTTATATTAGTAATTGTTCCCTTCGTAGTATTAAAAAATGGCAAATTTATTAAAAATCTTTTCCATAGTTTATTTTGAAGATCTCTTAAAGATAATTTTGAATAAGCATAAGAATCCCCTATATTATCTCCATCTATAAATTCTAAAATACTAGAATTAGAAAATAACTGAGGAAGCTCTATTCCATAATATCTTGCAACAAATGGTATTAGCTGATCTGCGACACTTTCATACTCGTCATAGGTAACATTTAAAACATTGCTTACTTGGTCTAAAAATATCTTAATTTCATCAAAAAACTTTGCGTATATAAGCAAGAATGCTGTCAAATACTGAGATGAACCAAGCTTAGCAGATCCCGGTATAGATGCACCAGTTATACTATCAAATATTTTACCTTGCTCAGTTTCAAATCCCATATATGATTGACCCTCTAGAAAGTAATGCTGAGGAATTAATCGTGTAATAAGGTTTGGATTTTCTGCATCATATAAGGATGCTGAAGCTAAAAGTGACGCATTTAAAGATTTTACATCCGGATAGTCAGGGAAAATGATAGGATTTTCCACTATTCTCTCAGATGACATAGGCGAGCTTAGCGATCCCGTTGTACGAAGTGATGTTTTATAGTTACTAATAATAGAGTGAAGTGAGTTACCAGATGAGTCAAGAGCAACACTATTGGGTGTATAACTTCCAGTTGGTTCGTTAAATTTGAAATATAGGACAAGGCCTTCTTGTGCGTATATTGTTTTATTTGCATAGTCTTTCTGAGCAGGAACAGATCTATTTTTGTGGAATACTCTTACTTCATCAAGGGCACCAGAAAGAGTTACCACCGGTTCAAATGATGACTCACCTCCAGGCATAAAATTAGATCTCACGTTAAATATAGATCCAGATCCAATATTTAAATTTGCCCTATTAAATGATAAAGTTTCAAATGTCTCTTCTCTAGATGACGATGCAAAAAGTTCTTCATTAAAATATATTTTAAGATTATTATCAGCATTTCTAGAATACTCATTGACAACATGAACAAACTCACCTTTTGGAATAGAGGCAGAAACTTGAAGTGTATTTGTTCCAGAAGAGATACAAAACATCATATTACATTTTGAAATATCTGCTGACTGGCTTAATACTACTGACATTCCAAAATTCGCTGTTGACTGCTTTTGAAACACAATCTGGTTTTGATTCTCCTCGGGGGAGACAAATAGGTAATATTCAAAGCTAAACGGATTTGTTCCAAAATCTATTATGGTGGCGCCATCAGTTCTATTTGAGTAATCTGGAAAAATAGCTCCCGCAGAATCTTTTACACTTATGCGTGTACCTGTATCTCCTTCACCTACAAGCGTTCCTGAAAAATTCAGATATCCAACACTGTGTGGAAAATTATCATAAATATATTTTTCAAAACCTGTAAGCGTGTCGAAAAAGTGTTCAACCTGCTCTCCGGAGCCATCAAAAGGAAATTCATTTATTATCTTATCAAATGCAACATTAACCTTTGCCTGTGCAGAATCAAAAAATGTATGATTTTCAAACTGAGAATAGTCTATTGGGATCTGCTGAGTAGACTTGATTCCTGCTCCGGGAGGGTCATATCTAAATGATGCAGTAGAGAAAAAATTAGTATTGTCTCTAAAATATTTTAAAGTTTCACCATCTAAATTTGATGCTTTATTTATGTTTACACCTTGCTGTTGAAATAACGCGGGCCTTTTTTTTATATTAGAACTCATAAACGCAACCTATTCCACTCTAAATTTTGCAGCTACGTCTGTAAATGTGACATCACCGTTTCTACCAGATATTAAAAAATCTACAGTATATAGTCTTCCGGGCTGGAGAGAATCCATATAGAGATCAAAATACATTCCATCACTATCTGTAGAGCAAAGTGTTGACAGCCCAGTTTTATCAAATGGTATTACAATATCTCCAGAAATAGAATCTCTTATACGATAATACATTGACGTAAATATTTCACTTTTAGTATAAAAAGGAAGCTTTTTAGCAATAAGCTCTCTATCTATATCTTCAACAAACACTCTAAATCTATACTTTTCTGCCTTGAGATATGTGGGTCGAAGATTTGTAATATTGATAACTAATCTAAGTGACTCATTGTTAAATGATGTCCTATTAGATCTATTTGCCACCATCGATGATGAGAGAAAAACTACTGACTCATCAAGTGATGTCCAGACTAAGGTAAAACTTGCAGAATTTGCATTTTGAATCTCTGTACCTAAAGAACCAGACTGTCTAATTTCGCCATCATTAGATGCAGTAAACTGTGATATTGCAAATGATGCAGAGTATATTCCATCTATGGCATTAGACCCTATTGTATATTGAGAAGCTGTAACAATCTTTTGAAACAGTGTTCCAGATACCGATGATCCACTGACTAGTCTTAAAATCATGCAGTTGCTTCCAGAAATTTCAGTATTTGCTGCACCTGAAACGAAATTTCTTAATTCGTTTCTAGAATAGTTGTTAACAAAAAGACTTCCTGATAAATCAAAAAAGAATGCTCTGTGATGATCCTGAAGAGCATCATTGTACTGTATTATCAGAGATGGTTTTTTTGAATAATCAGAAGTGTTTCTAGATGAAAACCTTTTTACAAATCTTGTTTTCTGATCTGTTTCTTCTGATCCGCTATATGATATCCTAAATCCGCAATCTGGTATTTGTCCAGCTAGAATACCAGATATAATTGGTGTAACATCTACTAAAAGATCTTCTTCACCCGTTGAAAATTCTTGACTTCTCCATAGGTTAACAACTCCATTATCATCGCTTAAATTTCCACTAGATATAATATCAATATCATCAGAACCAAGGAGTCCCTGCTTATTAGCACCAGTAACATACCAGGTATCTGGTGTTTCACTGGTGACAGATGCAGTAACAAAGTTTGAAGAATCTAAATCAGTGTAATGTACTATATTTCTTCCCATTCCTTCATCAAAAGATTTTGAAAGAGGAAATACTATAATATTAAAATTACTTGGTGTAGTCTGGCCCCCATATACATCACTAAGCCTAAGTGAAGCTTTGAATGAAGAATTTGAAATATCAAAAATTGATCCAGTAATTGCCCTAAGTGGATCAAGATTAAATTTAACAAGAAGTCTAGATATCTCTATTGGATTTTCAACAGATCCTGATCTTGATTCCCCATACAGCTTAAAAAGATCAAGTGTAGATGCTTGACCAACATTTGAATCTGTTGCTCTAAAGCTGTTATTTATAATTTTATTTGTTATATATGTGTCTTTGCTTGCGCTTAATATTCTATACATTTGATCTTCCCAAGAGTTAAGAAATTATTCCAATTATATCATCATCGGGAAATTTCACTTCAAATATTCCCCCGGGCGGTGCATGAAGAACTCCCTTTTGCAAATTACTTCTTACTGAATAGCTAACATCACTATACACCCTTTCATCGACTGTACCAGCAATATTGTCAAGATTTAATGTTATAAGACTGACTACACCAGGTGTATTGATTATTATATTGATAATATCTGTTAAAATAACAGGTTGCTCTATTTGAAAATTTTCTATTTGGAAATATTCTGAGATACTCTTGTTTGATGCTTGCAGGACAGTCTCGGGATTGCTATCTCCGCTTGTTGAAATCGAATATGTTATTTTTAAATTTATAACACTTGCATCTACTATATCTATAGCATCAGATATTAATCTATATTCATTGATATATTTTGAAAGATTATTCTTTAAAGCATCTGATGACAATATTAAGTTGCCATCTGAATCTCTACTTATAATAGATACCATACTAGATTGCGGATTATATGGATTAGATCTTATTCCGCATCTAAATACTCTCCCGAGAGAGCTTGGCATAGTATAAATTCTTGCAATCATATCTTGCTTTGTAACAATTCTTCCTTGAGAATTTCTATAATTTAATGATATTGTTCTTAGTTCATCCAGAGTAGGTGCAGCTTCACCTCCTGCTGCTCTGTTTTTATTATTAACTTCTACAGAAGATCTTACGCTCGATACTACACCATTTGAAACAGAAGATGAAAATTTTGTCAATAAAGTCTTAACATTTCTAATCGTATTTTCTGCAACATTGTGAGAAATTCCGCCACCAGATCTATAATAAACAGAAATTGTTGTATTTCTAGGAGTTATTCCCAGTGTAGTTGTATTCAAAAGCTTATTGGGATCAATAGTAAATGTAGAAAATGTCTCTCTTCTCCCGTAAAGCGGAATAGAAAGATCAGACGGATCAGGCATAATATCGTCGTCTGTTGACTCTGCAGTTCCTCCACCAAATCTAATTTTTGTCTTCTTAGTTATCTGAGATGATTCAGTAATAAATCTTCTAGGTGCAGAAATTAATTCTAAATTTTCTGCGACTTCATCTTTATCATAGCCTGTATTTAGAACTTTTTTGAAAACAGTATCCTGTGTTAGAGATTCTACTTCATAGTATGAATTACCTTCTGTATCTTCTACGGATATAATCTCTGAGACACTAGGATTAGATAGTGTAATTGTTCTAAATGGTTTAAACTTATCGGGAATACTAAATTTTTCTACCGCTGTTGTAGAAGACGTGCACATTCCTGATTGCTTAATTGAAAATGAAGTAGGGTTTCCCGAACTATCAGTTTTCATTGTAGAATAAGAAGCCTTTAAGCTTCCATTTGCATTTGTAAGTGTAAAATCTATATCATCATATAAAGTAAATGAAACTCCACTATTTGATTGAACTATTGTACCAGCCAAAATCTTTGGCATTTTTGTTATATCTGGAACATATTCATTTCTTACTATTGTAGATGGTATCTCTAAGTAAAAATCAATATCTACAATTGAAGGAGATGCACCTTGAATTTTTACGCCAGAAGCTCTCACAAGTCTTTCAATATTTTTAGACTCTACTGCCTGTGTAATATCAAGTTCTGTAAATTGATGATCTAAATAGTAAGACATATTATCCCCTACATACGCAACCATCTCTGTAAACATTCCGGCAAGACCGTTTTGTGAAAAATCTGAAATCTGATCAGAGAAAAATGTTCTGCCGTAATCAACAAGCTGTGCTCTAAATGATGAAAAATCTCTATTTAGATAAGATCTCTGATTAGTTCGTATTCGCTTTAGCGTATCTTTTTTATTGTTTGACATTTAATAATACCTTTCTATATAACGTACATTGAAACTGATAATGCTCTACCTTGAACCCTAAGTGACGGGATATTGTACCTTACAGTCATATCTATCCGAGTCATTGCATCATTTAATGGAACAACAGATGAAGAAAACTCATCTAAGTCAATTTGTGGAATAAAAATCTCTACAGCAGACTTTATTCTTATCATAGCCTGAGCATCAAAACTTTCCTGGGATGAATATTCTGTCATAAGAGGCTTTAAATTTGCCCCATATGCATAGTTTCCCAATCTCTCACCAGCATTTGTAAGAATAAGATTCCTTAGGTTATCAGCAATTTGATCGGCGGGATTCATATTCATTCTAAACAAGCCAGACCTATCATTTCCGCCCAGCTCTACAGGTGTAACAATTCCAACAGGTGTAAAGTCAATATCTGTTTGAAGATTGGCATCCTCCATATGAATACCAGAACTTTTAAACTTAAATGAATTTCTTGAATTTCCCACAGTTTCGCTCTCTTTATCTTAAATATATTTTATACCAAAACTTCACCCATTAGATGCTGATTAATATTAACTTTATACGCCCAATGCGTCTCCAATGCACTTGGATACAAGTCCTGCACCAAATAAGAAAGCTATAGATAGCTGCACAGCATATATTGAAATCTTCTGGATGTACACAGCAATTGCAGCTATGAAGCTTATAGGAAAATTCATCTCTGCTGCTAGTTCATCAATCTTTAAGGCATCTTCAATCTCTCCAACCACGCACTCAACTAACTCACATGGATCAGATAGACCCTCCAGTATACATGTGGATATCCCTACAACAAACTCTGGAAACCAAATTGGAAATTCAAGAAACCACTCCATTATCCACTCAAGGACGAACATAAAACTTATATCCGGGAGTTCAAAGTTACACTCAACCTCAGGAAGAAAAAGTTCGCAAAAGTCTGGAGGGAATGGTAGGTCGAACTCAAGATCAAAATCTATCTCAATTGTAGGAATATTTAGCATGAGCTCAATCATAAACTCACACTCACTTTCAGTCTCTGTTGTTCCTGCCTCAAGCGCAGTCTCGTATGTCTCCGTAACTGCTGACGTGTTTATATATCCGTCATCACAGAGACATGGCTCAGATGCGTTTGGGGGTACTAAAGTTGATCCTACACAAGACATAAACTCCAAAATTAGATTACAGTCAACATTAAACATGGTTAGGTCAAAATACGATGACGGATCTATATACGTGGGTGGGTACGGTCCCAGAGGGATTGCGTCTATTATCTTGAGTGTCGTGTCATAGAGACCTGATACGAATACCTGCTCAAATTTTGATGGATCTTCATAGTCAAGCCCAACTTGAAATGCATCTGCAAGATCCTCTGACGCATTCGCTGATAACAGGCCGCCCGGATCTATCTCTACACAACCTCCTATCGATGGAGGAAAGTCTGTACTAAATTCAGGTCCGCCTAGTGCAGCTTTAACATCCTCTATAAACGCAAGATTTAGATCACTTCCAAGCTCATCCCACCCATCGTCATATAATGAAGTTATCAGTCCATCTGCCATGCTACTTCACCAGTATCTTTGTCGCGAACGATCCCAAGCTTCCTTCTACACCAACCAGACCGCCCATTGTCGTACCTATCGGTGCTGCTACAACCGTACCAACACCATCACCCCCAGCAGTAGCTGCATTTCCAGATGTTAACAGTGCTAGATCTGCATCCTCTCCGCCGAGCTTGATTACTCCGTCGGCACCGGGTATGAATACTATGTCACCATCTGATCTTATAATAACGGCAGCCTCGCCAACAACTATTTTAAGATCATCACGTGCAATCATTCTAACCTGATTTGACTTTAAGACAATTGCAGGTCCCTCACCAGATGCCTCATCTCCATCTATTTCTATTTCAAAATTTGTATCGGCATCTGTATTCATGGACACGTAAATTCTTGAGAGGTCATTCTCAAAATCAGGATCCCCCTCTGCTGCGTTTGACTCCTCGTCTGTTACAGATGGGAACTTATTAATTTCATCCCACTCCCTGGTGTTAGTGACAGCACCAAGGTCTGAGTTATCTACAGCAGCTGTTGCTGCATCTTGACCCCTACCTGCAACTATGTCTATTGTGCCAAATCCAGTTACACCTTCCATAGACTCACCTATGGTTTCTTCTGTTCCTGGTGGCGTATCTGCTTCACCTACTCTATCCATTCCAAGAACAATTGATGTATTGTTGGACCCTTGAAGAACAAGGTCTCCTACTCTCTTGCTAAATCTTGGAACAGGCTCACCAACAAATTGGTCAGCATACGTATTAGAATATGCAACTATATCACCGTATGCATCCGCACCTGACATATCATTGCTGCTTATTGTTAATCCGCCGCCGCTTGGAAATACAAACGCCTCTTCTTCTGTAAATGAAAATGATTCCTCTTGATTTGCTAGTGCACTATCAGTACTTGTAACAGCGTCTAGATAAAGTGACTCTCTATTTTTTTGAGTATAGTTTAAATCATCTACGTAGTTGTCAGAAGCAATTCTAGTAAGCCAGAAACCTTTTCTAGACTTTCCCCTGCTTAGGGTATCATATATTACCCATATCTGCTCACCTGGTTTAACAGGAAACGAGATATGCGGAAAGAATGGATAAAATATCTCAGGCTTACCTCCCCACCCATCTCTGTCAGAAATCACCCTTCCTATTACAGAATTTCTTGGCATTCTTCCAATCAACTCTGTATTGCTTACCTTGTCATAACCTGATCGTAGAGACTCAGCATATGTAGAAAAAGTACTATCTTTTAATGGTGCTTTTTCAAGATCCACAACAGGGTTTGAAATAAAGTTAACAACAACAGCAGCATATAAAATACGACCTACATCTGGAACATTGCTTAGATCAGATGTAATATCTGTTGAAGAACCGCCTCCTCTAAATGATCTAATTCCCACCTTGTGACTCGTTTATCTGATTGTAGATATCATTAATATCAACGGGCTTTTCTTCCTCTCTAGAAATAGTCTCAGCAAGCTTTAGTATTTGATCATTTGACTTTGACATTCTCTCAAGATATTTTGATAAAATAGTTCCATACTGACCATGATTTGCAAGGCTACCGCGTGTTTGCATAAGGAGATCAGTAAGTAAAATGCCAGCATTAGCTCTATCAGTTAAAGCATTTTCATAAACATCTCTCCATAATAACTTTTTCCTGTCTTCAGTATTTACAAGGGAATCTAGTAGTTCGGAAAATTTTTCTATTTTCTCTTCCTTCTCTCTTACTCTGCTTGTAAATGTATCTATATTTTCTGACATATTATTCTCCAAAGAAAAATTCATACTCATCTTTCTTACTTATGTCCCTATAGTGTTTTCTAATAGAAGACATTGCAACTGAAAGCTGTTTTGGAGATAAGCTTGATATGTCTCTTAAGTATACGAATATTGCTCGCTTATTAAGAAGATCAAGATCATCAACCTTGTCAAATAAAGCTATTATGGCATCTATACACGCAATCTCTTTTTCTGTTCGAAGACGTGTCTTTATCTCTTGAAGCATTTCCTTTAAAGCAGCAAACGATTCACGCCTCATCATATTTTTATCTTGAGGTGCATCTATTTTAAATGCTTCAAGATACACAGGATCAGTTAGTGATCTCTCTTCTGCATCCTGAATGCTTACTGTTCTATTTCTTATTTTTGTTCTCTTTTTACTTTGAATAATTAGCCAGTTCTTAGCTACCACATTAAAATATGAAAAAGCCTTTGTCCCTCTATCTGGATCAAACTTCCTAATTGTTTCATATAAAAAAGTTACACAATCATTTTTTAAAACCTGAAATGTGTCTGGTGTTTTTGCAAATCCGTGAATGAATATTAAATTCTCAGCTAGCTTATTAAAAGCAGGACATATCTTTTCTACGTATATTTTATGCTTAATTTCATCAGATTCTGTATTTTGATAAATTCTAATATTATCATGGGTCTCTTTGGTAAAATAATTTTTAGAAGATCCCTTTTTTCTTCTTCTGATAGTCTTTTTAACTATTTTTTTTTTCATTTTTGAATATCCGAACCTGAAGTATCTATAGTTTTATCACTTTCTGCAGAAGAAATTAAGCTATTTGCAACTGAAAGTATTGAATCTCTACTAGCTTCAATTTCCGATATTACCTGTCTAACTTCTACAGAGTCAAAAAAAACTGGTGTTTCTGCTATTTTAGACATTGCTGCGTATCTTTGATCTAATAGATCTAAAGATTCCTCAATTGAATCTTGCACCCTTAATATCATTACTCCAAATTTAAAATTATATCGTATAGAAAATAAAAGAATGACAGCAGTAACAATATTGGCTAGTATTAAAATTATAAAACTTGAAAACTCAATCATTATTCCATTATCTCTAGTAGTACCTCTTCATATTTCTTAATAATTGATGCCTTGTTAAATTCACACCTTATCTTCTTGCCAAGATTGCATGCCCAAACTTTTGGAATTTGAGGCTTATTGTAAAATTTGTGAATCTTCTTTTTGAAATCACTTTCTGAAGGATTTGCCCACTTTGCACCACTTACAAATATTCGCTTGTCTACTTTATCATTGGATATATTGACGAGATCATAGTCAATATTAATAGATTTTCCTAGAGACAAAAACTCCATATGTGCTGACCAGTTAGTAACCATGACTGGTAAATCTGATGCAGCAGCTTCTAATATTGGTAATCCAAATCCTTCACCTCTAGTTAAATTTATGAGACATTTTATAGATTTGTTTCTATATAGCCCACATACTTCATCATTTGTAAGATTCCCATGTATAAAATGAACTCTAGGAAACTGTCCCGGGCGAACTTCTTTCAAAACTTGAGATAGTATATTTTTTGTAATTTTTCTATCAATCCTGGTTCCCCTGCCACTATTTGTCTTTAAAACAAGGCCAACATCTTTGTTATCTTTAAACGCTTCACAAAACCACTTTATTGTATTAAAAATATTTTTTCGATCTGTCTCTGAATTGTGACCATTTATCTGAGATATTGCAAGAAAATTAAATTTTGATTCAAACTCCATATTTTCAAAATGATTTTCAGACGTTAACGGCTTCTCTATCTCTACGTGATACCACTCTGGAATAACATAAATTTTTGTTTTCACGTCTCCAGATCGATGTAAGCACAATTTTGCATGCTCAGATGGAACTATGATAGCATCCATTCTATTGCACGCATTTATCCATTCAGGATTGCATCTGTCTGTTTCCACGACAGCAGAAACACCCACATTTTTTCTTGCTAAGTTCGGATCCCACTCGTCTGGTAGTTGAACTTGAAATGAAATATCGTTAATTGCTTCTGACCTACTTGTTGATTCCATTATTTTTCCAACAATTCCATTCTCTAAATCAGGATTTATAAGCCACGTAGTGTGACCCCAATTAACTACCTGTGTTTCTTTTTTAATATCTGCAACACTTGTTTCATCTAAAAAAGAAAATATCTGTCTTGAGTGAACTCCATACCCACTTATAGATAAAAGTGGTGCCCTAATTAGTACATTCATTATTTACACCTACATTGAAAAAACTTCATATCTTTTATAATTTTCCTTCCAGTTTCCTATTAACTCAGTAAGAGTTTCATCCCATTTATCTACGACATCTTTTAAATTAAATTCAGAATCTACATACTCTAAAACTTTTTTACACAGTATTTCTTTTTCTTCATCAGACATGTTATAAAATTTCATAATTCCATTAGCAATAGTTTCATTACTTACATAGTCTTCATAAATATACGGAACGGTCTGCGAACCAACAAGGGTCTGTAACTCTACTGGAAGGGAGACTCCATTTTCCGTTCCATCCCTGTGATCAATAACTTGTCTAGTCAATCCTCCAGTCTTAACAGCGATAATAGGAGTTCCACACTGCATAGATTCAAGTGTTGAAAGTCCAAATCCTTCTGCATAGCTTATGTTTATACAAAAATCTGAAATATTGTAAAGAACGTTCATGTTTTCAAAGTCTAGACGTTGTGTTGAAAAGAAAACATTTTCTTGTACGTCCATTGCTTCGGAAACCTGTATAAGATTTGATCCTTCGGGATCGTGAGGATCACAGTGCATAATCAATAGGGCATTTCTATGCCCATGTTCTTTTTCAAGGTTGTCAAGAAATTGTTTCCACGCAACAATAGTATCAGAAGATCTCTTTCTTTTTGCGTTTCTGTTTACCCATATTCCAACAAACCAATCCTTTCTTTCTTCACCAAGCAGAGATATCTTGTGCTTTTGTATGTCTTCTTTATTAATTTTTTTAAAAATGTTTTTTGGAACAGCATGAGGAATAAAATTAGTCTTAGACGGGTGCCTATCTTTGAGCTGTGTGTATGTATGGTGACTGTGACAATTTATCAAATCTGTAGATTCATATAGTGGATCATTGAATTCAGGATAAGGGGTGTTATCCCATACATGCCACCATGCTATTGGACACACTTGATGAATCTCATCTTCTATTTCAAATAACCACAGAAAAAACCTTGGATCTGTAAAAATAAATAAAACATCTGGTTTTTCTGCTGCAAGAGTTACCCTTATAAGATCTGGATTTCCAAATCCATCTATGGGCTTGATAATAAAATCATCATCAACTTTTATAGTATCATAACTTGCGTGTTTTAAAGCTGCGCCAAATTGTCTAAATGTGTATTTGTTTTTTTCTAACAGTCCACTTACGAGGTGTCTTGTCTGTGTTCCAACACCAGATGTAGATAATGCATGATCAGACAAAATTACTACTTTCTTTTTCATTTATTTCAGCCTCAATACAGATAATAACACAGCGAGTGCATCTAGTTAATTTAAAACTACGTACAGTGCTCTGTATCTTTAAACGAGCAGTATCTACATGAGTCTCTATTTTTAAGAAAAATATTATTTGAAACAGAAGATATCATATTATTCATCATCTTTATACCGCGTGAAAGAGTCTTTGGACCAACAGAAACTGTAACAAGTTCACAAATTTTACCTAGCTTTCCACCTCTTTTCAATAAAACAAATCCGCACCTGATATCCTTAAGCTCAATATTGTGCTTTCTTGCCCAGAAATGCTTATAAAGTATAAGCTGTGCAGTCATTAAGATATCCTGCTTTTTTTCTCTTCTCCACCCGTAAGCCCCGGCTGTCTTCCAGTCAAGAATCCAGTAAATGTATCCGTCTCCATTTTTCTTAGGAACTTTTATTACAGCATCAATAAATCCTTTGAAATTCATAGATTTTCGACTTATCTTTTCATAAAGCTCTTCTTCTGCTTTAACAACTTCCCAATTGGGAAACGTCTTGTCAAGAAAATCAGGAATTTCATTCCACATATTTTCAGCCCAATTACACCATTCACTAACTGGAACATGTTTATACCAAGAAGGTTGCTTTTTATACCAGTCCGGATTATCAAAACCATTTTTTTCCCAAGCGGAACGAATATTAGATAAAAGTAAATCTTTATCTACTGATCTAGTCTCTAAAAGAGATTCACACCCCTCATGAACAGATGTTCCAAAATCTAAATAGGGGGATGGCTCAAACATATCCACCTTATCAATATGTGTAAGTTTATGTCTCCAAGAGCACTCTTTCCAGCACTTAATCTCAGAAAACGAAACGTGCTTCTTTCCAGTTGGAAACTCTAATTCGCTCATTCTAACTCTCCTGTTACTTTATAATACAGCAACCTATTAGCTTTTATCAGTATGAATTAATCATATCCTTTAGATCATATTTTGGATTCCACTTTAAATGAGAAATAGTTTTACTAATATCCGCTAGAGTTTCCCTAACTTCTGCTGGCCTTTCGCCTATATGTTCTATACCCACCCCCTCCATTATCATATCAGAAACTTCTACAATTGAATAGTTTTTACCCGTTCCAACATTGTATACATTGTGCTTGATATTCGACTCCGCGGCACACATATTTGCATCTACAACATCATCAATGTATGTAAAGTCTCTTCGTTGCAATCCATCACCTACTATTGTCATTCTTTTTTCCTCTCTTGCCTGTCTTTTAAATAGACCTACTATGGGTGCGTAATGACCTTTTACAGGTTCTCTTGGACCGTAAACATTAAAATATCGCAATACTATACTTTCTAATTCATAAAGTTGAAAGTATAATTTGCACACATGCTCACCCATCCATTTTGACATTGAGTATGGATTTAAGCAATATGGTGGCATATTTGGCTGGAATGGAATTGCATTCTGTGGTCCATATAAGGATGACGTACTAGAATATACAAGTTTCTTTACAGAGTGCAACCTGGACCATTCTAGAACCCTCTGTGTACCAACTACGTTAACCTCAAAGCATTCACCTGGGCTTCCTATAGTTGGCTGAATACGACTGCGAGCAGCCAAGTGAAAAACGTAGTCGACATTAGAAAAATACTCAGAACAGTCATCTTGTGAAATATCTTTTTTCCAATATGTGACGTTTTCTTTGTTTTCATTATAGTAAAACTCTTTGTTTTCCGGAGCCGAAAGATCATCTATGACTATCACCCTATGACCCATTGAAACCAGTCTATCTACAATGTGGCTTCCAATAAACCCGCAACCTCCCGTAACTAAACTAGTCGTCACTTATTGCCCTTCCTTTCATCTTTTCCCAATCTCTATTTTTTCTTAATTTATTATTCTTGTCTAATACATTTTTTAATAAAGTGGGATCCACATCAAGCTCCTCAGCAAAGTAAATCAGTGCCTCCATATCTTTAGGAAAACAGTGGCCCCCAAAACCTCTATCTCCATCTGGACCAGGAACCATTAAGTGACTCTTTCCAATTCTCCCATCATGCAATGCATACTCTGTTACTTTGTCAAAGTCAATATTGGCTGCTGTACAAATATCGTACATCTCATTTGCAAATATAACCTTCGTTGCAAGAAAACAGTTTGTAAAATACTTTACAGCCTCAGCTGTATTTGACCCAGTCTTAATAATTGGAATCTCTGGAAATGCACGTCTAAATATTTGTTTTACTTTACCAGTAGCAGGTCTTGGGCCACCTATTATAATCCTGGTTTGATTTTTAAAATCTTCAAATGAATTTGCCTCTGTTAAAAATTCAGGGCTAAAGCAAACATGAAGCATAGACGTTTTATTTATTCTTTCTGTAGTTCCAGGAGGAATAGTTGATTTTATGACTAATACGGGTCTATTTCTACATAAATTATTTTTACACTCTTTATCAATCTTTTCTATTGCAAGCTCAAGAATTCTTGTGTCACAAGAACCGTCTAGCCTCATTGGAGTTGGAAGACAGACAAATATAATATCAGACTCATAGCATACTTTTTCGTGTGTACTATTGCATTTATCAGCATCTATATCATACGTTCTAACCTTATAGAAGTTTTTAAGACCTTCTCTAATTGCTGAGCCGACAAATCCCTGCCCAATAATTCCTATCTCTGCATTCATTTTTTCTCCTTTTTTATATCTAGATACAGCATGTGTGACAACATAGAAGATACTCTCTCTCCGTCATTAGATATAAAATTTTCAATTTCATTTTTTATTGATGACGATTTTTCAACATAAAAATTTTGACAAACTATTCCTTGACTATTGGGATCTTTAGAAGATGTAAACTTTCTAACGGTTTGTTCTATAAGGTCTGCCTCATAAGTACAATCAGTCTGTCTTACTATAACCTTTCTTTCTTTTGAAAATGTTTCATTACTCCATAAAAATCTAACAAGATGTCCTGATTCACTTTTTCCAAATAGTGAAAATGTATTAGAGTGCTGAAAGATTTGATAAGATAAGATATCTTTTTGAGATGTTATGTGTAAATATAAATCTATATCGTGAATCCCAACGTCTGTAAATGAGTCAACTCGCTGATTAGAAGATCCTTTTACAGAGCATCTTACAAAATCCATGCTCACTATATTGCTTACTTCAACTAGAGATTTAAGCTTGTCAACTGCAGGATTAAATCTCTCAACCATCCCAGAATAAACACTGGAATCAAGAAATATATCCTTATCTTTCTCGTTTACAATAACTGGTTTTTCAATTAAAAACTTTCCATAAAAACCAAGATCTTTAAACTTATAGTATAGTTCAGCGTGCGTTCCTTCAGGAGTTGAAATGAGAACATGAGAGAACTCTTTAACTGTGTCTGAAGTAATATTTTCTAGACGCAGCGAATCGCTAATATCGTCACGATAAGGATCATAACAGCTATACTTTAAATTCAAAGATTTAATATATTTCTCATGAACCTTTCCCATTCGACCTAGTCCACATATTAAAATTTTCATATCAACTGACATCTTTCCCCTTTGAGACATAATCTATCATGCATATTTTCATCAATCTAGCTTGTCGCTATGTTCTTGCAAAGCTTTTCTAAAGTTAATCAATTTTTCATAACTCTATTTTAAACTTTATCTTATTTGCAATTTTTTCAGCTATTGGACAATTTCCCGATATTCCTTTTCTTTTGTATGCTGGCTGATTATAGACAACTTCAGGATAATGACCTTGCTCAGGGCCTCTGAGCCCAAGTTCTGATCGTATTCCTGTCATATGAATTTTCATTTGCTCTAGTGCCATTAGGCATAGTGGTTCTGCTAGCCTAAAGTTAAAACCTATATACTCATGATTATATTTTCCAACTTGCCCTTGATCGCATATAGCCCTGACCTTATCAGCATTTAGTCTTGAATCCTTAGATATGCAAATCATTCCGCCTTCAAAAGTAGAAATATTTTTTGTTTTATAAAATGAAAATGTTCCTGCATCAGACATCATACCTGCATATTTTCCTGATAGGTGCTCTGCGCCAAAAGCCTGAGCTGCATCTTCTATGACTGATATGTTGTGTTTAGAAGCTATAACATTTATTTTTTCCATGGCGCAGATGCGCCCATAAAGATGAACAGGAATGATTGCCCTTGTTCTCTCTGTGATTGCCTGTTCAATCTTTGAAGCATCTATGAGATACGTATCAGGATCAATATCGACAAACACTGGTGTTCCACCAGCAATCACTATTGCATTTGTAGTTGCTATAAAAGTAAAAGGTGTTGTAATAACTTCGTCACCTTGCTGAAGATCTAATGACCAGAGGGGCGCTATTAGTGCGCTAGTTCCATTATTAACTGCAATACAGTCTCTTAGGTCAAATCTTTCTTTGACATACTCTTCAAAAATTTTTCTAACTACTGCTGGCATCAGACATTTCCTTCTTATATTTTTCAAATAATCTTGCTAAATCTAATTCTTTATCTGGAGGTACACTTCTGTAATATGTGCCTCTCTTCAAAGATTCTAATGAATTGATACTGTTATTTTCTAGAAATTTTAAAGACTCAATCATTAATTTTTGCTCTAGGCTTTGCAATCTTAAGTGTAAATCAACCAAAGTATCATCCTCATAAATATTAATTTTTTCCTGTAGTATTTTAAAACCCATGTCAATTTTACTATCAATCAAATGAGTTGTAACTCCTTGCGGATAATTTTCCAAAATTCCCCACTTTAAATTATCTAAACCTCTATTTTGTGGTAGTATTCCCGGGTGCATGTTTATTACACCCAGGCTAAAATTATCAAATGCTATAGGTTTTAATATTCTTGCACCAAGAATTATACCCACGTCTAATTTTTTCGATTTTACAATTTCTGAGGTTTCTTCAGAATTGTGAACTGTCACGTGGTAATCTATATTATAAAATTCTGCTAACTCTCTCGGATGCCATAAAAATAAGTCTTTTGGTCCAACCCTGATTGTAGATTTGTAAAAGTTTAGTTTGACAGGGTCCGCAGCAATTATTACAGATGGTCTATATCCAGCTATACAAAGATTTTGAATCCCTGCCTGTGTTTTCCAGTGTTTAAAATTATAAGCAAATACTCCAACTCTTAATTTATCCATGTAAAGCTCCAGTTCTTACATCTACGACCTTTAAACTGGCCGATATTGCTGCATTAATTCCAGAATCTGTATCTTCAAATGCTAAAATCTTCTCAGGTTTTATATTAAACTTTTCTATCGCAAATTCGTACATATCTGGAAATGGTTTTATTTTATAAAACATTTTTTTAAAATTTGTTCACACTGTTCTTCAAATGTGATTTTTCCCCAGTTGTGATCTTTGATATAGTTTTCTTTAGACACTATTGACTTTGCTTCTTTCATTATTTTATTTAAACTATTTTGAACTTCATGATCATAAACTAGCAATGTGTCACTAAAGAATTCAGGTACTGTTGTTGCCTTATTGCACAAAGTAATACATTTTCCTTCAATGCTTTCTCCTAAAACCCTGGGATAGCCTTTTGGAGATCCATACGGCCTAGGGTCCATCGGAATAGCACATATCTTTGACAAACAATATAAATTTATTAAAAATTCTTCTGAAACATTTCCTATAAATGCTGGATTTATTTTTTTATTTTTACATATATCTATGATCTTTTGAAAATATCCCGATGGGATATCTTTGTTTTCTCCTGCTAGTACGACTGTATAGTCTTTAATTAGATGACTGTCAATCTGTTCAAAAAACTTTAATTGATTTTTGACATACCATATTGTTCCAGGAATCAAGATAATATTCTTCTTTGGGTAACTTTTTAAAAAAGAATTACATGATTTTTTAAAAACTGGGCCAGCCATAGGGCACATCTCTTCTTCTTCAAAATAATGATCAGCATTTCCATAATTTGGCTTATGAGACATTGTTTTAATATTTACAACATATTTGCTATTATCAACTATTTTTCCTAACACATTGTCTCTTTTCATATTGTTTAGAACAGACGATCTAGCAATTATCACATCATAGTATTCTAAAAATTTATCAATTTTTTTTGATTTTAGATCATTTATTTCAAAAAGCTTTGGTCTATTCAATCCTTTTTGATAGGACATGTGGATAACTGAGTCTTCTAAGCATTTTGATGCATAAAGAGGGAGACCCCATCCCTCTAATTCATACTTATAAGGTGAAAAATGTGCAAATAAAACTTTTCTATTAGAAAATAATTTTTTATTATTTTTTATATTAAAAATTAGTGAATGATCTACAGTGGCATCCTCAGCTAGATTGTAATTTAATTGCTTCGAATTTTTTCTAATATTTTGTAAACTTATTTTACTTGCTAGCTCTGGAAAAAGATCTAATAGTTGTTTTAAGCATGTATCATATAAATTATTCATCAACGTCTTCCTTTACAATTTTTTATAAATTTCTATCCCGCACCTATTTTTTTTAGAAGAGTCAATGAACTCTCCCGATTTCTTAAATAGAGGAATATCATTCATTTCAATTTCATTAATAAACTTTTTAACTCCTAAGTATCGATTACTGTCTGTATCGTGAAAAATGAAAAAACCGCCAGATTTTAAAAATTTGGAATAGAAGTTAAAATCATTTTTAACATATTCATATTCATGATTTCCATCACAAAAAATCAAATCTAGTTTAAAATCTAGTCTAGAAAAATTTTCTTTTACCTTATTGCTTGTTGAATCACCAACAATGAAAATTGTTCCATTTTTAAAAGCTAGATTTCTTACTAAAGATTTTTCTGAGTTTGTACAACAAAGATTGTCTAGAATAATATTTTTGTCAATATTTAAGTTATTCCAAAGCATAGTGTTGGCGAGATTTGATGCAGTTCCGATCTCTAGGTAGCATAATTTTCTATCTTTAAATTCAGACCTTAAAAAACAAATTGTGGCTGCAAACTCACGAGGAATTTGCATTAAATAGTCTCTTTCACCATTAAACATTCGTAAACCCCCGTAATCCTCTGGAGCATTTGTCTCTATTACTCTCTCTAGTGATTTAAACTCATCTGTGTGTGAAAAATCTTCAATTCTTTTTATCATAATTTATATCAAGCCATAACCAATAATTTATTTCAAAATTAATATTTCACTTCTATTATACAAAATGCTTATAAAATTTATCATAATTTATCTTCTGGATAGATCGATGCAGTATTTAAGGTGCAGACACTCTTTTGTCTTTCATCTAAAAACTCTCTAAAGCAATTAGCAGAATACAGCTTTTTCATTATATCTTTATTTGACATAATATTTTCAACATGCTTGTTTTTATATTTTTTCTTTAAAGATATCTTAGTAGAAATCTCTGTTATCCACTCTTTCCTACACACTTCATCAAGAAATGAAAATATCATATTCAATATTGCAGAAGGATCAGACAAGAGATCTTCATACTTGCATAAAAGATAATTGTTAAACATTTTTGAAATATCAATACCGGACTGAGTATCCTGTATAACTTTTTCTGTTGCGATTTCTACACTATAGTTGTGAGACTGGGTATATGAAAAGATGGAGTCAAGCGGGTCTCTAGTTATCTGAATAAAATATACATTTTCTCTTCCAAGTAAGTCTATAATATGCTGAAACTTATCTGGATTCTCTCTAAATGTGGTTGCATTTCCACCAGCTTTTTTATCGCCTATTATCTTTATTTCTTTCTTTTCAAATTCACTGTTAGCTACCAGGTCGCCCATTTTGATCCAGTCTTTTTGATACTGAATAAGGTTCCTGCCGTGCGTCGTAGACTTTTCAAGTCCAGACTGATATTCGTGGACTGCCTGTCTCACCATCGCTTCAGCAGACATTTGAATATCTCTATTTTCATATACACAATTTTGTAAAAATCTTGACTCATTTGATATTAAGCAGCGAGGATGATAATTTACTAATTGTCCCAGAAGTGTCGAACCTGTTCTTCCACTTCCTACAAAAAATAAATATTTTAAATTTTCTGCTATAATCATTTTAATATCTCTTTACAAATGCGCGGTACTTTAAATACGTCTTTCTTTTTTTGTGAATACCCGAATAGATCAAAGTCTGACTTGTATAAAGATACAACTCGCTCAAGATTTTTATCGTCTAGATAGTGGCTATATCTATTCCACGAATTAGTCTCATTAAGCCTAACATCATCTTGTAAATAATTTTTAATTATATCTTTTTGAGTACTAGTAGAAGCTCTACAATCTAAGAACTGGTAGATACTCTTTGTGTCTTCTAAGCAAAATATTCTTTTATAGTGTCCTATAGACCTAGCTTGCCTATACATGGGTGAAAAATGATGATCACGAGGTTGCCCATGCTTGTGGGCCTCCGCCTCCAGAAAATCTAAAAAACAAACAAAATCACTGTATAAGAAATCTTTCCCTCTATCATATTTCCCACTTAGCTCTTTGATGCGTGACCTTGGTGCCCACCTATTATGTTTATTACTAAAGCCCGAAGTCAACCTTGTCAAAGGATTTCTTATTACAATAATCTTGTCTTTTTTTTTCTGTATTTCGATTTTTCTTTCTTTTTCTTTCTTTTTTCTGTTTTTCATTTTTTTCATATCCCCTCCCCCTAGTTCAAAAAAAAGATGTGAAAATGTATTATACCCGCATTTTGGAATCAAGTCAACCATGAGATCAATTGATTCTATATAGATTGTTTTCATTACTTTGTCTTTGCTCTATTAGTACCATACTGCTTGCTTAATTACACACTCTTCAAACTCATCTAAATCTTCCAAACTGTATTTAAATTTTCCAAAATGAACCTCTCTATCATAGTGTATGTGATATATTCTTGGCTCCAAGTGATCTTCCCCGAATTCATGTTTTAAATTTCTAACTTTTTCTCTTGTAGCTTTTCCTCTAATATTATACTCAAAAGGAAAAGTATGTATTTTAACATTGCTATTCCACAAAGATACTCTTAGGCTGACCTGATCCCATCCGTTAGTCTGCTGATAGTATTTATAAAAATATTGTCTCCACGTATTCAAAAAATTATTTGTAGCTTCAGAAGAGTTATATGCCATTATTCCCCCGTTGAACTCTGAGAATCCATATGGAATAGATTCATATTCTGGAACTAGCTTTGAATACTTTAGCCGCTTTCTAGCATAATCATGGACTAGGCCAACATCAAATCTTTTCAATATATCAAACATGTCAGATATATTTCTCACAACTAGCGTATCAGAGTCAAGGTACACTGTATTTACAAAAGGAGAAAATCCAACAAAATCAACTTTTGCCCGTATGTGATTAGGTTGAATTTTAGCATACACATCAACTATCTGACCCATTTCATCTGTCTGCTCTTGATCTGTAAGCAATGCTATTGGCTCAGCGTTATATCGTCTAAGTGATTTTATTGACATAAGCGCTTCTTTTGTAAATGCATCGCCAAAGGCGATATATAAAAATCCATTTTCTGCTATTTTTTCTTGCATTGTTTCTATTTTTCCTTCTGCTTGTTTTGATAAATTTCTAATATAGAGCTATAGTATCTAAGTGCCCAATTGTACGGGTCATAATTGTTATCTAAAAATATTTTTGCATTTTTTGCTACTTTGTTTCTGATATTAAAATCTGATAGTCTGTTAAAAGATCTTAGCCATCCCATTGGAGTGTGAGCAACATACCCATTCTTCTCATCTCCAAATAAGTGAAAATTACTAGGGCTAAAGTCAGCAATAACAGGAACTCCCAGAGCCATAAAAGCTAGTGCTCTTCCATTATTAGTCTTATTCTTATATCTCATAATGTAATCTGATTGAAACTTTCCATGATTTTGATTGATAGTAGATAGCTGAAATGTTAAATCATGCACCCCGGGACAAATTCCAATATCACACTGCCCTATGTCATCACGCACAGTAGCAATATTCCATTTTTTAAAAACTATTGGAATATCTGGCCTTCCCAAATCAGCAGTCCAGTTTATCTCACTTTCAGATTTTTCACTAAGAATATTCAATTCAATTTTTCTACTTTTTGAAAAATCTTCTAGTGCCATCTTTAGACCACCTACAAATGAAAAAAGGTGAGGGGTCCAGCCATGATAGCATATTTTTAAAATATCTACTGGAGAATGAGTTTTTATATCAGAGTTATAATATAGCGACTCTATGTGTGCATTTAATATAATATTATCATAAAAAGAAAGACTGTCAGCCTCCTCTAAAGATCCTACCATCACAAAGTCAAAATTGACAGAAGTTAAATCTCTTGGCGGGGTTATCGTTCCAATAAGAATATCAGGATTTGCTTTCTTTGTTTGATCAAATAATGATTTAATATCTCCATGAAGACACTTTCCCATTATTAAAACATCTGTATCTTTGATAATCTCTTCTGTTGTATTTTGTAGCGTAAGTATTTTTGAATTAACTCCTATAGCATTAAAATATCTACAATAATCATTTACCCAAATTCTATATGATCCCGATGTTATATTGACATTAGCAACAAGAAATACTATTTTTAAACTATTATTAATTTTATTCATTTGTAATTTCTATTTAATAGAGTTCCGATCGATACTATTCTCTGCGTCATTTAAATAAAATGTTCCTTTCAAAAGAACCTGATGCGATGGTTTTCCGCTTCCTGTTTGCCCTACATTGTACACTTTAAAGCATCGTGAAGATTGTGAAAGTGAAAGAATGTCCTTAAAGCACCCAAATCTTTCATCAAAATCGTCAAACACCCACACACACACATCATCTTCCTTTTGAGATTTTTCTAAATTTGTTATATCTAAAAAGATGCTTCCTTCATCATGGAGACCGTCTATGTAGAACATATCAATATCTCTACAGTCTAGCGACATGTTCTCGCTTGTCCCATTGACAAAAACAACCTTTTCATCATTTTTATACAAGCTAGCATATTTTTTATTTCTTACATCCCTCGGATCACAGCTAAAGACAGACCCATCAATATCTTTATCTCTCGCATATTTGCAAAAAGTGTAAAATTGCCAGCCCTCTGCTGTTCCCACCTCCGCTATATTTTTACACTTAAATTGATTTGCCACACGGGTAAGGTAATACGCACGTCTATGAAGACCGTCTAGTATTTCTTTTCTAATTTTATCTGATATTATCCCGCTGTTATCAAGTTTAGCATTCTGTATTGGAAGGTTTATATCGTTCCATATCTCTATATATTCCTCTGGAACATCTATCGTCTTTACGCTCCCATGGGTTTCAAATAGCTCTGTTAGATCTGAGTCTTTCTGAAAGCACATTTCAAAATTCATACCAGCAAAATTTATCTCCATGGGTGTCAAACCTATGCAAAAAGATTTATTAAATAGCACACAGATATCATGAACTGGGTTTTCAATTATACTCTCTGTGTATTTGTCTTGATTAACACCTATTTGAAACTGCAAATAGCATATTCCCCCGGGTACTAAAACCCTCTCTATCTCTGATATCATTTTTTCTGGATCAATTGAGTGATCAAACACGTTCGAGTACACGAAGTTAAATGATTCATTTTCGTACTCAAGATTATGCATATCACCCTTGACAACAAGTGGAAGATGGGGAACCAGATCTATTCCAACTACGCTGTCTATCCCCAGCTCATTTAATGCTACGACTTCCTGACCAGTTCTTGCACCTATGCAAAGACATCTACTATCTTTAGAAAGCCCGCCTAAAATTTTATTAAATTCAGCTTTAAATCCTTCTATTTTTAATCTCCACTCTTCATTGAGCCACTTCTTTCTTTTATCTGGGTTTAAAGTTTTTTCTGATTGAAAGGCTACATACTCTTCGTAGTCAAAATAGTGTCTACTAGTTTTCACTTTATTTTCTCCATAATTTTATAATATTCTTCTGAAACGTCTCTTAAAGGCGAAATGTCAATACTGCATTTATTTTCTTTTAAAACATTGGAAAAATTCATAGGAGGCGGATTATAAAGATCAACTGGAGAAAAATCCCACTCGTCCTCTTCAATTACCACAGCATCTATTCCTGCTATCTCACTTGTTCCCCCAGTAGATGAGCACACAATCTTACAGCCCGCAGCTCTTGCATCAACAACAACATTTGGACAGTGATCAAGATATGCAAGGTGAATAAACGTACTGCAAGATTTTCCCAATCCTACAAGCATGTTCCTATCAAGATGTCCAACATAAAATATTCTACTTTCATTTCCTTTTACAAGATCAGAAAACTCATCTTTAGACACCCCTTTTCCAGCTACAATTAAAACTGAATCATCGGGAGAAAAATCTAAAAAGTATCTTATATTCTCACGGAGGCGCTTATGGGGCCTCCACGAAGATGCGCAGAACCAAGCATCACCCCCACGCGTTAGCGGTTTTAAATCTAGTGCTGGTATTATATCGATTTCTTGAACTGCTGGCCCATTATGAATCACATGTCCGCCTTTATGACACCCAAACCATTTCTCAATTAGCTTCTTGTTAAACCTAGATTGAAAAATAACTGCATCAGATGAATCATATGTTTTTTTTATTAATCTGTTTTGCTCTTGATAGTTTTGCCCTGTATTAAAGTATATTCCATCAAGCCGTGTGATTCTCGGTTTTGATTTTACTGCTGCCTCTTGAATTAAGCAAAATTCAATATCTGCAATTTCTGGCAAATGAGTAAACTCACAGTCAAATTCACTTGAAAGAACTCTAAACAGCCTAGATGTAAAAGAGTTTGGACCACTATCTGACGAAGGATTAAAATTATGAGGTACTATTATCATCACTTCTTCCATAGTCATCATCTAGTCTGATAACGTCATCAATCTGATGAGTGCTTACTTCAATAAGTGTAACATCTTCGTCATTCGCACAAAACCTATGTATCTGATGTGGCATTATACGAAGTGATTCTCCCTTGCTTATTTTTTCTAGGCAGTCTTCTCCATCATAGTTGTAAAGTGTACCCTCTAAGACATAAACTGTCTCATCCTTTGCTTGATGATATTGTCTAGAAAGCCTATGACCAGACTTGATATGTAAGATTTTTCCAATATACTGATTCGTTTGTGCCCATATAATTTCATGACCCCACGGTTTTTCAACTTTTTTTATCATTCTATGCTAAAAATCCGCGAGATCTTACAAGATTTACAGTAGAGATCTGTGACATTTCTTCGTAATCTCTGTATGGAATAGAGACTGAATTAATGTTATATCTGTAGCAAACTTTATCAATAAAAGATCTAGATTGTGAAATATGAAGCAGGGGAAGCATAAGTGCTTGATCATACCCTCTCTCAAACCAACGGCCACTCGTATCTTGAAAATTTTTATCAGATATGTTTTTAAGAAGAGATGACTTAAATGATCTAAGGTGTGAAGAGCACCAGGGCCACATATATGGGTCTACGTGACCCGGCATATCCTTAGAAATATTTAATCCGTTGATATCCCATGCATGCGCTGTCCATACAACATCACTTCCCGACTCGTACGAATCAAGCAATAAAGCTACAGCTTCATTATTGCAAAGTGAATCATCTCCATCTATCACAGCTATTACCATATCATCACACTCTTGAAAAGATCGAGAAGTCTCAACTATGTTTCTTAGCGCAAATTTTTTCTCTACATTTTTAATTACAGTAAATTTATCTGATCTTAATTTTGATGCAATATCAGCAGTGTCATCAGTTGAAATATCATCTATAATTACAGCTGACCACCTATTATCTGTCTGATTTATAAGTGAAGAAGCAAGTGCTTCTAAATTTTTAGATGCATTATATGCAGGAATAACGAACATAATATTCATTTTAACCATCCCTTTATTATATCAGGGTGTATGCTTTCATCAACCTGTAAAAATGGAGTCTTTTGTTCAAAATCAATCTTTTTATGAAATATCCAACCTCCCATTTCTTCATCTAGCTTGCTCGATAACTCATCTATTTCTTTGTCACTTACTTCAGACCATGGCTTATCAAAAAACATATTATTTTCTGCAGTATCATCCTGTTCAATATTGTAAAGACTTTGCCAGTGTCTTGACCAATATCCCCTATATGTTTTTATCTTTCTTGACAAATCATACCATGAGTAATGAATTACTGAAGGGAGTGAGCTGCACACTGACATTAACCACATGGCATAAGCCTTTAGATCTTCAGTAGATCCATTCAACGCAGACATTCGTAAATCGTGATGTTCCTTCCCGTAAAAATTATTAAACTGAACTGGTTCAAATGAATCTGACCTTATATAGTCACATCCGTCTGTGCCTGGCTTTGAAAACATCATTCCTTCGTCATCAAATACTCTCAAATGAGCAGGTACTCCGTGCGTAATATGTGGTCTGTTTCTAGAAAATCTCCACTTCCAAGGATTAACGTCTACTCTTACTTTATTCTTCTTTCCCCAGAATTCAATTACTGGAAGAGCAACTAGATCCATTTGCTTCGGAAGTGTTCTAGCTAGTGTCTTAATTTTTTCATAATCTTTTTCATGAACTATCTCGTCAGAATCTTGCTGCCAACAAAACTCTGATGTACACATAGATCTTGCTAGTGCTTTCTGCAATCCATCAAAAACTGCAAATCTTTTGTGATTCCAATCTCTCTCTTGCCTGTGAATTACAATTCTGCCGTCGCCCTGTACAGCTGCTAGAGTTTGAAGTTCTTCCCAGGTTCCATCTGTAGATCCACCATCAATAACAACAATCTGATCACAAAAACCAAGCATTGAAGAAATAGACTCAACAAATGGATAGCTTTGGTCAATGCAGTTATATGTTGTTGTATATCCACTTATCGTAGGTAATCTATTTAAATGTTCATAAATTGCACCCCAGAATCTATCTGGCCCTCCTAGTAACCACTCAACGGTATCTTGAATATTTTCAGTATTAAACCACTCTTCATCTTGATGCATAACATTTTCATTAATTATTAGCTCACATCCTAAGAGCTTAGCCTCGATGACCACCCTGGGACATGTATCTCCCCCAGGAGGTAAAAATACAAGACCCTTTGATGTTGAAAACTTATCTAGCATCATCTGGTGAGACAACCCAGATACTTTTTCATATTGTAAGTCATTATCTTCACAATATGCAACTGCATCTTCTACACCCTTTATCCATGATGGAGAATCAATGATAAGATAATTGTCAGTTCTCTCGCTATCTTGACTAGAGATAGCTGAGACATGCTTGTAAAAATCTGTAGAAAATACAGATGAGACTGTCACATTCTTCTTTCTTGCAAGAAACGGAAATAGGTCATGATAGTGATTTTTCTGTCTTTCAGACATCCACAACAAAGAATCTGCACCAAACATAAATGCTGAAACTATCTTTCCATTCATTTGATTTTGACAGTCACAATCCTCACCCGTTTCAAACTTGTGCTTTTCTGGACTTCTAAACTTGCAGTACTTGAAATCATACTCAACGATACTATACTTGATATTTGCTATAATGGCAGGAATAAGCTCACCATTTAGTGCGGTAAAATTAGCAAATATCCAGTACTTGTCTAAAGCTCTTCCTAGTGTTTCTTTGGTTACTTCAGAAGATCTCAGTTTTTCAACTTTTAAACCATTGCATGAATCTATCAGAACTTCTGTGGTGAGCTCTGCACCACCAGGATAATCTTCTGCAAAAAAATCTGCAACAAAAACAATATCGCAACCTTCTAAATCAGGACCAGTGCTTTCTTCTTCACCAAACGGACTGCTAAACATTTACTCTTCCCCAAGCTAAATAACACTTATATGGTACTTAGCTTATAAGAAAAGTATAACAAGATATCTTTATAAATCTTATCCTGGTGACGTACTTAGATTTCCAGCATTATCTACAGTAATCCTAAATTTCGAACCATCTGGTGATACTATAACAATTCCATTTGTAGCATCCATTGGAGAAACATATAAACTGCCAGATACAACAGTATCTCCTCCAAAAACTGATACACTTCTAATTCCACTGTCCTTTCCGCCTATGCTTCCAGTCACACCAAAGAATACATCTGTCGCAGTGTCTACGCCAAAACCGGGTGATCCGCCTAGAGAATCACATATTGCAACCTGTGTAAATGCAGCAAGCTCTATCGTGTTTGATTTAAGATGAAGAACTGGATTTCCTGGTGGATTTTCACTTGCTCCGTATAAGCTTCCAGAAAGTACTACATCTCCGCCAAATATAGCATTTGTTCGTGTTCCGGCATTTCTACCTGTAGTTGCCTCCCCTGGTCCTATAGAGGTCCTTGACCCAGAGACGTAAAATGCAACATCAGGAGCGCCAGCATCATTAATAGAAGTTGCACTTCCGCCAGAGAGAATGAGAACTTGTTCTCCATCAACCATGATTGCTTTTGACCTAGTTCCAGAATCAACACGGAATGCCATTGGATCAGTTCCGCTTACATGTAACATTGCTGCGGGTGTGCTAACGTCATTGCCAATTCCAATTCTCTCTGTAGTTCCATCCATTCTTAAAACATTTGAGGAGCCTACTCTAAAAATTATATCATTTCCGGCTGAGCTACCCTTAATAAAGAGGTTGGCAGAGTTAGCATAAATCTGACCAATATTTGTGCCTGAGTCTTCTTCAAAAGTAATGTAGTTATTGCCAGATGATCCTCTTACTAGTTTTAGATTTTCATCTGTTCCACCAGGGTCCAAAATAATCACAGAACCAGAGTGTACAACATCACCTCCGAAAACAGATGTCCCTCTTATCGCTGTATTCCGTGAACCAATTGAGCCTGACACCCAAAAGTTATTATCAGCGCCGCTATTATCACCGATCCCAACGATTTCCTCTGTTGAGTGTCCTGCATGCACTTTTATATGATCATTATTAAGAAGTATTTTAGTAGTATTATCTTGTCCTGAATATCTTCTTATTTTATCTACGTACATTCCTGAACTATCGTCTACATATAAACTACCGCTGATACCTACATCTCCACCAAATAACGAAGTTCCCCTGTTAGTGGTTCCAGCTGAACCGATTGTACCTGATACGAAGAAGGCGACATCTTTTCCATCTGCTCCCGTGACACCGGATCCTGAAAGGAAGAAAATCTTCTCATCACCTGAATCCACAAATATTGCGTGTGTCTTATTGCCGGTTTCAACCCTAAAGTTAACATTAGGGCTTCCTACCTGATTTACTATAACACCGCCGCTTAATATCAGAGGTGATCCTACTAATGGCATTATTCATTCTCCTCAAGAGGTTCTAGCATCATCTTGTATTTCTTGCCCGTTATATTATTAATAACTATCAATTTGTCTGAATCCTCTTGGATTGTCCAGTTTCCCTTATCATTTCTAAGATGAAGGTCGCCTGTATATACGTTAGCCCATCGTTTCGATGCAGATCCAAGATCATGTGTATTATCTGCTAGTGGTATAAACGAAGTACAATGCCCAGATCCACTAATAACTACATCTCCACCGAACACAGATGTTCCCCTATCAGATGTGCCTCTTGATCCGGCAGATCCTGAAACGTAGAAGTTTACATCAGCACCTGCAGCGGGATCAGGGTGAGTAGCGAGTCCACCAGAGAGAATCATTACCTGGTCAGTAGAGTTCTTAACAGCAATGCCTGTCTTGTTGGCCGTCTTTATTATAGTATTTCTAGCTGCATTATCTGCATTCACAACAATTGTACTTTCAGACTCATCATATGAGAGAACAGCATTATTTGCAACAGTTAGCTTGGCATAGTCAGGTAAAAATCGAATGTAAGTATCAGGATCTGCATCGTGCTTAATGTACTCACCAACATGAATATTTCCGCTAGTGACAAGATCTCCTCCGAATAAGGAGGTTCCCCTTATAGGGAATCCGTGAGAATTAATAGTTCCAGAAACGAAGAAATTAACATCTTGCCCTTTAGATTCATCAGTTGAGCTAGCACTGCCACCAGAAAGAATGAGAAGTTGATTATTAGCTGCATCAACAAACAGTGCTGTGGTTGCAGCATTTGTGCTGTTAACTTTAAAATCTACGTCACTATTGCCCCTGTTAAAGGTAATAGTTTTTTGTGATAGAGACATATCGATGTCCATGCCTTCAACACTATTAGCAAACATTCTCCATCTACTAGGCTGCGGTCTGATGTAAGTTGCACTATCTCCCAGGTTATAAATTCTACCACCTATATGATATGCACCAGAAGATACAAGATCTCCCCCGAATAATGCCGAACCTCGAACTGTTGTTCCATGAGCTCCAGGTGATCCTGATACATAGAGTGCTACATCAGACCCAGCAGCTTCGTTAATAGAGGTTGCTCCTCCTCCAGAAAGAATGAGGACCTGGTCAGCGGATCCAGACACAAGTATTGCACCTTCTCTATTTTGAGATTCGACTCTAAAGTCTGCTGCATTTCCCTGCTCATTAAATACAGCTGCCCCGTCAGAGCTTAGATAGATATCATAGTCTGTTGCAACGTTTGTATTTGCACCAATTCCAACATTTTCTGAAACATCATCAGCAGGGTATAGTATAGCACCTGCATCGCCCCACTCTGCGCTGGTTGCCGTAGAGCTGATAGTTATTTGCCCGTTAGAAGCAGATGATATTGTCACACTTGTGCCTGGAACTAGATAAGAAAGACCAGCTGAGGTATGATGAATTGATCCAGATATTGTACCACCGCTTGCGCTTGTTCCACTTACAATTAATGTCTCAGCAATATCAATATTTCCTGAACTATCAAAAATCATTCTCTGTGACTGTGAGCCAACATCGCGAATAGGGGGATATTTGGAAGTATTGTGTCCCAAGACAAAGCTACTTCCACTATGAAACATAAAGAAGTGATTATCATCTGTGCTGCCCCAGTAGTTTTCATTACTAAACTGTATTCCATCTGAGTTGTAACCTGAAGCAGAGTTATCATCATCTGAAGATAAAGCTAGGCTTCCACTAATCGTAACTTTCCCGAGAAGGTTGTTACCTGTTGCAAGGCCTATTTTTCCATCTGAGTTTGCATACATCATAGGCTGATGGTGTCCGGCATTATGATGAAAAGACAGGATAAGCTTTGAAGATTCAGAAGTATCATTATAGTACATTCTAGCAAAATGGGATGTGGGTCCGCTATAATAATTTCCAAACGTGAATTTTGTCTCTAAGCTGGGAGCATTCGATGTTGATAGAATGTATACGTTTGATACTGAATTAGAAGCACCATCAGCAAACTGTGCTTCTGTAGTCATAGATCCGCTAATGTGCAATGGAGCTGTTGGATTTGGACTGCCTCCATGCCAATTACCTACTCCCACTTGTCCATTTTGATCAACAACTAGCGCGTATGGCTTGTTGGAATTCCCTCCGCCTACAGCAAATAAGTTATTTCCACTACCCCCGGTTCCGCTCACGTGCAACAGTGCATTCGGAGTAAACTCTGGGACAGTATTATCAGTAATCATAACTGATTCATCACTATTTCTCATCATGACACGAAGATTTCCACCTGTATAAAACTTAATCTTATCTTCATCAGTAGATTCTTCTACTGTGATATACGTGTCATTATCTTCATCTCTTAATCGACCAATGAAGCCAAGCGTTGTTCCAATAGAACCTGTTACACCTACATTACCAGAGAACTGAGACCCTGTCAGGGTAGCTACAATAGAATCATCAACCCTTAGTGTTACTGGGCCGCTCGATCCCCCACCTAATAAACCTTGTCCAGCATTAACTGCTGTGATGTCTCCTACAGTTCCATCATTAGTTATAGTAATAGCACCGTTAGATGCAGACGTTATGCTTATTCCAGATCCACCGATAAGATAGTCTGTCCCATCTGCAAGGCGTGTAAGAGACCCAGATAGTCCCAGTGTTGCTCCAAGGGAACCGGTAATTCCAACATTACCAGAGAACTGAGATCCGGTTAAAGTAGCAACAATAGAATCATCTATATTCACTGTTGTTGAGTTTACCCAGATTCCAACGCCTGGGCCCACGCTCAATGCTGAACCCCCGCCTCCACCAAGGCCTAGACCAGCTGCAGTAGAAGCTATCCTTAGATTATCAGAACCGTCGTCCTCTAGACCGGTTCCTGCGAAATCTGCTGGCTCCACAGCTAGCTCTGTTGTACCTATCTTGAGTCCACCACCTGACTTAAGATCTGTGCTAAATTGTGCTCCAACAAGATCTAAACCGTCGCCAGCAGTGTATGTTGTATTTAGAGAGCTAATAGTTACTTGTCCATTTGACTCTGATACTATTGTTACATTTGCCCCTTGAGAAAGATAGCTTCTACCATCATTGAGCTTTGTAAGAGATCCAGTCATACCTAAGGTTACACCAAAAGATCCTGTGATTCCTACATTTCCAGAGAATTGAGAGCCTGTTAGCGTAGCAACAACAGAATCGGCTATATTAACTGTTGTTGAGTCTACCCAGATGCCAATACCAGATCCAACATTAAGTGCTACACCTGATCCACCGGCTAGTCCTTGTCCAGCTGCTGTAGAAGCTATTCTTAAATTATCAGATCCATCATCTTCAAGACCTGTTCCTGCAAACTCTGACGGTTCAACTGCAAGCTCTGCCGCGTCTATCTTGAGGCCACCGCCAGATTTGAGATCTGTACTAAATTCTGTACCAGTAAGATCTAGACCGTTTCCTGCAGTATAGTAAGAAGCGCCTGCTCCATCATAAAGTGTACCTGATACAACAACGTCCCCTGCGAGAACAGCTGTTCCTCTACTGTTAGAACCCTTAGACCCCTCAGACCCAGAGACATAAAAGTTAACATCAGGTCCCACAACAGTACTAGGTTCATCAAAAAATCCTCCGCCGACCTTGAAGAGTGAGGAGCTTACAACAGTCTTGTAGTATGAGGTAGAACCACCACCGCCAATGTGAATGGTGTCATTCTCAGACGCCTCTATATCTGTACCAATTACAATGGTACCGTCACCACCTGCGATTGAGCCACTTGAGCCTATAACTACTCCGTAGTCTCCATAGACAATGTTATTATTTCCCCCACCAATAACAGCTGATAATCCAGAGGCCCAGTTGTTCTGACCAGCACCAATGAATGCAGTGGTTGTGTCAGCATTATTATGCAAACCACCGCAGACCGCTGAACCGTGTGCTGATCCAGTATTGTACTGGCCTCCCGCAACTGTTGAATATGCATTCGATGAGAGATTTCCATGCCCACCGCCAACTGTTGAGTTAATGCCTGAGGCTAGGTTTGAATTGCCACCTGCAACTGTTGTGTACTGATCGTCAGCTACATTTCCGTATCCGCCTCCTACAACAGAGTAATCACCCGATGCTGTGCTGTATGATCCCATAGCTATTGAGTCATTACCAGT